AAAAAATATCGAGACGGATGTTTTGGTTGCAATCATCCGAGATGGTTGTATCACAGATGTGCGGTTTTTCCCCCTAGAGATACTTGAGATAATCAAGGGTGACTCCGCGTGACATAGTTGCGAGAAACCGTTAACTTAGGGCCTGGGTGTTTAAAAATGATTCACGCACTATTACCAAGTATCTTATCTATCGTGGGGGAGGCCGTTGGGCGCTTCTTACCCGAAGATAAGGAAGCACGGGCAAAGGCCGAGCGCGATATCGAGGCGCAGTTATCGGCACACTTGGCAAAAATCGATCTTGCACAATTGGAAGTTTCCAAGCAAGAGGCTGCCCATCGCTCTATCTTTGTCGCTGGTTGGCGCCCCTTTATCGGGTGGGCATGCGGTAGTGCCCTAGCCTGGACATACATCGTGCAGCCCGTACTCTCTTTTGTATTGGCGCAGACGGGTCATCTCGTGCCGCTACCCTTACTCGATATGGGCCAAATGATGCCCGTTCTCATGGGCATGCTTGGGCTTGGTGGCCTCCGCACATTTGAAAAATTCAAGAAGGTAAGTAACTAATGGCTCGAGAACCTATTTCCTTGATCGATGAGGCGTTGCCCCCGCAAGGAATGCCCGTGGGAGGGTTGATGAATGACGAGGAAATTGAAATAGAGGAAATTGAGGAACCTACCGATATTATGGAGGAGGAAGACGGCTCCGTTACCCTTAATTTTGAGGAGATGCTTTCCCAAGAGCTTCAAACGGAGCCCGATGCTAATTTAGCGGAGGTAATTGACGAGCGGGCGCTGATGTCGATTTCCTCAGAGCTTCTCGGTTACTACGAGGACGACAAGAGCGGACGCCAAGAATGGGAGGATGCTTACACCGATGGTCTAGGGCTTCTTGGCATTAAATACGAGGACCGAGAGGAACCCTTCCGTGGTTCCAGTGGTGTAACGCATCCGCTAATAGCCGAGGCTGTAACCCAGTTCCAGGCACAAGCCTATAAAGAACTTCTTCCCAGTTCCGGGCCAGTCCGCACCCAGGTTGTCGGTGCGGCCACTCCCGACATAGAGGCCCAAGCTCTCCGCGTCCAGGAGTTCATGAACTACCAGATCACGCATGTGATGGAGGAGTACGACCCAGAAATGGATCGCCTCCTTTTTTATCTCCCCTTGGCCGGAAGTGCCTTCAAGAAGACCTACTTTGACGACATTCTAGACCGTGCGGTCTCGCGCTTTGTGCCGGCGGACGATCTCTTGGTCCCCTACAATGCGACGGATCTTCAATCGGCCTCGCGGATCACGCATGTCATTCGTATGAACACGAATGATGTCCGCAAGTTCCAGGCCGGCGGTTTTTACCGAGACATAGATCTCTTGCCCTATGAAGCCGATGACGAATTACGTGAAAAAGAACGTAGTTTGATAGGAATTGAGAAATCTGGCGCTGATGATCAGGACTGTACCATACTAGAGGTCCACACAGACCTCGATCTTCCGGGTTTTGAGCACACCAGCCCTCTTGATGGTGCTCCGACAGGCATTAAACTCCCCTATATCGTGACTATTGACGAGGGTAGTTCCAAAATTCTGGCTGTTCGCAGAAACTGGCGCGAGGGCGACGAGCTCTACCGGAAAACCCAGTATTTTTCACATTATAAGTTCTTACCGGGGCTGGGCTTTTATGGCTTTGGTCTGCTTCATATGATTGGGGGTCTGGGTCGATCTGCAACATCCATTTTGAGGCAACTGATCGATGCCGGCACTTTGGCTAATCTTCCTGCTGGGTTTAAAGCTCGTGGTATTCGCATTCGTGATGCTGATGAGCCTCTTTCTCCTGGTGAGTTCCGCGATATTGATGTTCCCGGTGGGGCTTTACGAGAAAGTATACTCCCGCTTCCGTACAAAGAACCAAGCCAAACCCTGATGGCCCTTTTGGGCTTTGTAGTTGACGCGGGTCGTAGATTCGCCGCTATTGCTGATTTACAAGTGGGAGACGGCAATCAGCAAGCGGCAGTAGGAACAACCGTTGCTCTTCTTGAGCGCGGATCGAAGGTGATGTCGGCCATACACAAACGACTGCATTATGCACAGAAACAAGAGTTTAGGATGCTAGCTCGTGTGTTCGCCGAATCTCTCCCTCCAATGTACCCCTATAATGTGTACGGAGCGGAATCTGCCGTTAAGCAAATGGACTTTGACGAGCGGGTGGATGTTCTTCCAGTTTCGGACCCCAACATCTTCTCCATGTCACAACGGCTTGCTTTGGCCCAGACGCAACTTCAGTTGGCTCAATCCAATCCCCAGATGCATAATTTATACGAGGCTTATCGCCGCATTTATGAGGCTATTGGCGTTCATAATATTGAAGGTATATTGCCGAAACCCCAACCTCCGCAGCCCACCGATCCAGCTATCGAGAACTCTAGGGCTATTATTCAGGAGTCTTTGCAAGCGTTCCCTGGCCAGGATCATTCGGCCCATATGAAGGCCCACATTATTTTCATGAAGACGCCCATTCCCGCTTCCTCACCACCCGTGTTCGCTCTTCTCCAGGTTCATTTGTGCGAGCACATCGCCCTTCAGGCTCGTGGTGTCGTGGACATGGAAGCGAGAGCACTTATGCAAGCAGCCGCGCAAGCGGGCCAGCAACCACCGCCCGTGGATGCGGAGGCACGGGTCGCGGAGCTTATAGCGCAGTACACTGAAGAGATTATGGCTGCCCTTATGCCACCGCCAGAGGGCGAAAATGATCCTCTTGTGCAGCTTCGCTCCAAGGAATTGGATATCAAGGCCGCTGACATACAGCGCAAGGCGGAGGAATTTGCCGTCAAGCATGAGTTCGAGGAAGAGAAGGAAGAGGAGCGTCAGGATTTGGTCCGCGAGAAGATCGATTCCCAGGAAGATATTGCCTTACTTCGTGCGGAAGTTAATCGTGAGCGCATGGAGCAACAGGCACAGCGAGAAAGTAAGGTTTAAATGACCATCTCCCGTGCTCAAACGGGGAAACAATTAATGGGCCGAGGAGGGGGAACATCGATGCCTATTCGGAAAGTAAAAGGCGGCTGGACTTTTTCCAGTTCCGGGCGGCCTTTATATAAAACGCTTGCGGCAGCAAAACGAGCCTATAAGGCGTATTTGGCGAAGAAGAATGCATGATGTTTCACATGAAACATTTAGGAGAGAAAAATGCCTGACCAAAATAGTACGGTAAAGCAGATGTCCGAACAGATGGATATTGCTGGAGAGAAGGCTGATAGTCTTCTGGAAGACGCCCAAATGATTAATGACATGGCTGGTTATGAAGAAGGTGGCCATGTTGAATGGGGGCGCGAAAAGCTTGAGCGTGGCACTGAGCAATTAATACAAGGCAGCGAGTTCCAGGTTCGAGGTCGATATTTCAACAACAATGATGGAAAAGGAACTTTCTGATGGCTGGATATCTGGCAGATGTACGCAAAGCTAAAAATTATGCAGAATTCAAGAAAATGCATCCCGACGTAGATATAACTAGGGAAGGATTTCTTGACCTGAAGAGAGGGGATCGACGCCGGCGGCTACGTCAACCTGAAACGCTACAGCCCACTGGGAGGCACGGAACGCTACAGTCCACTAGAGCGATGAAAACGCCACAGCCCACTGGGAGGCACGGAACGCCACAGCTCACATCGCGCACCTTCAGGGTATTCGGCCAACCTGAGGCTGGCTTCCTGAATCGCCACGATGGCGGTATGGCCAAGAAAACGAGGACTTTCTGATGCCTGACGTACTATATACGAAGAAGACAGATGCGATTGCCTACCAAGCTGATGTTCAGCGCAAGGCGGAAGAGTTTGCTGTTAAGCAGAACTTTGAGGAACGTAAGGAAATGGAACAACAGGCTCGACAAGGGAGTAAATTGTGATGGGAAGCACTCTAGAGGACCAGAAAAAGAAAGCGCCTAAACCTAAAAGGCAGAAGATAACTGTAAAACCCGGACAGCGTAAAGGATACGAACAGCGCTTGCCTTCGGCTAGGGCTTCCGCTGATCTTAGAAAAAGAAGTCCTTTCGGAAAAGCATCACCTAGAGCGGCTGTTTTAGATGCTGTAGCGGGAGCGATAAACTGGTTTAGGGATGAAGAAGGCCAACGAGGTTCTCGTTTTGCCGAAAAAGTAGCAGAAGAAGAAATTAACCGCAACGATGGCGGTATGGCCAGTAAAACGAGGACTTTCTGATGCCTAACATTGATGGGGAAAAGTTTGATTATGATGTTTCAGGGCTAACATCTGCGGGTGAAACGTCGGCCCAAAAAAAGGAAAAAATTACTAATGCGGATGTAACGGAAGCCTTTGCTATTACAACTTCTGGAGAAGAGGAGTCTCCTTTTGACAGGGCGTACGCAGAAGCAATCTTGAAAAGAGCAACTCCTGAACAGAAAGCTGCCGCTAGAGAGGATCTGAACATACCTGAAGGAATGAATATGGGAGGAGTTATCGTGGATGACCTTGGCTACATGCAAGGTGGAATGAGCTACGATAACAAATCAGGGGTCAAGTATTCCGAAGGTGGTGCTGTTAAAGGCAAAACTTTTAGGGGCTCTTTTTAGGGATGGCGTACCCTAAAACATTCCCCACCAAAGAAGAGGCTTTGAAACATATTAAGCAAAACCCAGACGCCAGCTTCAGCGTTAAAAGGACAGAGAAGGGGTATAAAGTATCACCAGGGATGCCTGAAATCCCCACCACGGGACTCCCGGCAGGAAAGCGGACCAAACGCCCCATCGGGAGAGTTAAACTCCCCCGAGTTAACCTCTCCCGAGGGGGGACCCTACGTGGGAAAGGTTTTAGCGGTATTTATTAATGGCTGACCCAACAACCTTTGCGTATTCTGTATTAAAGGCTATACAGGGGCGCATAGACCTTACTCAGGACTCTATTCTCCACGGAAGTCCCAAAGACATGGAGGCTTATCGGCAATTGATTGGAGAACTTAGGGGCCTGGAATTTGCAGAACAGGAGATAAAGGATCTCCTGCAATCATCGGAGGAGGAATGACGAAAACACTTTATGTGCCAGACCATATTCTGGACTCACAGGAAAAGAAACGTGAAGCTGCCTTATCCTCTGCGTATGTTAACCAGGACGATAAAGTTCTCGATCCGTCCCTGGTTTCTAAGGGCCTGAAAGAAAGGTTGCCGCAGCCAACAGGGTGGCGTCTTCTGGTAATGCCCTACATGGGGAAACCCACCACTGATGGCGGTATTCATATTCCTGATTCTGTGCGAGACAGGGAGGCCTTAGCTACTGTGGTTGCGTATGTCTTGGGGGTTGGACCCCTTGCGTACCAGGACCGCAATAAGTTTGGGAATCCTTTTGATGACGCCCAAGAAGGGGCTTGGTGTAAGGAGGGGGACTGGGTGTGCATTGGCCGTTATGCCGGTGCTCGCTTCAAGATTAGCGGCGGTGAAGTCCGCATCATCAATGATGATGAGGTTATCGCAACTATTTTAGAGCCCGATGATATCAAGCATGTATAGCAACCAGGGAGCAACCATGGAGAGGAACCATGCAGGAAGAATCTAAAATTGATGTTGGAGATACTGAGGAAGAGGCAGTTGATGTTGATTTGTCCTCAGAACAAGAGGAACCCGAGAAAGTTGAGGTATCCGAAGATTCCACGGAGGAATTAGAGCAATACAGTGCCGGGGTTCAAAACCGCATTAACAACTTGACCAAACGCTTCCGGGAAGAGGAACGCCAAAAACAATCGGCTATCGATTTCGCGGAAAAGGTGCGTCAGGAAAATGAAAGCCTTAAACAACGAATAGGGTCGCTTGACGAGGGTTATCAACAGCAGTTTGAGACTCGAGTAAAGAGCCAGATGGACTCCGCCAAAGAGTTTTTGAAACAAGCTCATGAAACGGGGGATGTTGACAAGATCGTTGAGGCCCAAGAGGCCCTAGCAAACCTATCCGTGGAAAAGGGTTCTCTTCGGGCCGCTCGAGCGCAATCCCCGAAAGCAGAGCCCCCTCCTCAAGCTGCTCCGGCAGCGAGTGCCCCCCCTCCTGAAGCGGCGCCTACGCCTGATCCGAAAGCCGAGGCTTGGGCCGCTGAAAATGGTTGGTTTGGCCAAGATGAGGTTATGACTTATGGTG